TCCGTTTGGCGAATTAAACGTCTAGACACAACATCAGGATTAGAATTGAAATTTGCTGATGGAAATACATTCTTTGACAATGTTTGGGACAACCGAGCAAGTCTTTCTTATTTATAAGGATTTAATATGGCAATTGCCTTAGCTACAACTCTTCGTAATAATCGTGCAAATCAGATTACTACCTTTGCAAGTACCTCTGCAAAACTACGTATTTATACTGCTTCATATGCAACTCTTCTTGTTGAGTGTATTTGTGATGCTACAGCTTTTGCTGCATCTGCTTCTGCGGGGGTACTCACACTTAATACTATTTCTGCGGGTACTGCTGTTGGTACAGGTACTGCAGCTATTGCACGCATTTTAAAATCAGATGGAACTACAATGGTCATTGAGGGTTTAACTGTTAGTACTACAGGCGCTAACATAAATCTGACTAATACTAGTATTGCAACAAACGACACTGTTACTATTACTAGTGCAACAATCACCGAAGGTAATGCTTAATAGGAGTTTCATATGTCTAATGTTACAATTGAAGAAATCCGTGGATTACCTGCGGAAATTCTAGCAACAAAAAATGCAACTTTAATTGCTCAATTTTTACCTCTTCGTATTTCAATTGTATCAAAAGAAATTGGTGTTGGAACAATCTTAGCAGTTATGTCACCGTATGGTGGTGACTTTCTGAATACGCTTGAAAGTTTAAGTCTGGTAGATTCTAATGTAAAATGGTCTTTGAAGTTGATTGAAAGAGGTGAGTTTGATATTGGTCATCCAGTAACACGTTCTCAACTACTTAAGTTTATTTCTGAAAATCCCACTTTATCAGGACCATTATTTTTATTACTTAAAGTAGCTGAAATTGCCACACCTGTCTCTGAAACAGATGTGCGAAAAATATGTTGGTCTGACAATGGGGAGTGGTTAATATGAGTATTGCAACTGCAACTAAATCCGCACGCACTCTTATTGCTGCGGCAACTTCAAATGGCGCTGGTACTACCACTCGTGGCACGGTCGATCTACGCACTGCCTTTGGTGGCCTACTGACAGTCAAGCTGACCAACGGCGGCACAGGCCCGACTTTGCAAGCTGAAGCGCGTGTTCTAGTGGCGCATAACACAGGGTCAACGCCAACCGCAGGCGGTGCCGGGACGGACTGGAAGACAATCTATGTCGTGGGTAATGGCACGTCTGCATCAACCGTGGGCGAATGGTCAATCCCGATTGATCAGAGCGTCATGCACTGCGAGGTGGAGATTACAGGCAATACAGGCCAAGCCGTAACCTGCGAAGCCTTCCTGTCCGAACTCTCCAGCATCGCCAACGCCTGATGTTTTTAATCCCGCGTTGCCAGGTATGGACTCAGCAGCCGCAGGGCCATGTTGAGATTGACCGGACGAATCAGCTCGCCAAGACAATTACCCACTGCATCCCGATGGGTGGTGTCAACAGGGACGTAGTAACCGGCAACACACTCACGCTATTCAGCGGCGCGTCGACACAAATTGACAGTCGCGGGAAATCACTAAAAGGCTCGGGGTCGGCAGCGGTAGCCTCTATACCCCTTGACCTGTCGCCATACAGAAATTTGACTATAAGCTTCTGGATGCGCTGGGATACGTTCGCAAATAATGACGCTCTGGCGATGGAGCACGGGGAAAACTTCGTCGGCAACTCCGGGTTTCTGATCGACCCAAACTCTGCCGGAGGGCAATTTGAAGTCGGTGTAGGCTCCCCGGAAGGTAAAGCTAATGACTGGTCAGCGCCTCGTCCAACCGCGCTAGCTTGGCATCATTACTATATTACGCTTGATCGGACGACCTCACAATCATCAACAATGTGCATCGACGGTGTATCGCAACCCATGACGGCGGTGGCTACACTTGATGTTGCTGATTATTTCGGCAATAACACACTGTATCTTTTTAGCCGCAGCAATAGCACCCTTTTCGGGGCGGGGCGATTAGAAAATATTGTTATTCGCGGCGGTTACGTAGGCTCTGTGACCGAGGCGCGGAAAGAGTTTAATAACCCGTGGCAAATCTTCAAGCGCCCTGATTCACGGATTTTTGTGCCTGTTTCGGTGGGTGGTGGGCCCATAAACATCACTGGGATTTTGTTGAGTACTTTAGATTCAATCACTACCTCTATACACGGATGTTTGGGACATGTTAGTACTTTTAGTATTAGTTTAGATACTATCTCTATAACAGGAAGTGGTAATCTAACTCATATAGGAACAAGTGTAAATGTTCTTGATGGTCTTATAGTTGTTTTTAATGGTGCAGTTGCTATTGCTGGATCTGTGTCTGGTACATTAGCATGTACATTAGATAGTATTGTTTTTAGTGGTGTGGGAAATCTAAATCATTCAACGACAATTAGTATTACTTTAGATGATGTTTTTGTTTCTCTAGCTGGTACAGTAGCAGGCACCCCAGAAAATATTGATGGAACCTTGTCTATTGTGTTAGATGGAATTGGATTTACTTCTTCTGGAAATAGTGGAACACTTACATTAACAGAAGACGATATTAATGCAATTATGACTGCTATTATAAACAATCCCAAAACACTAACAATTCCAAAATTCCTAGGACTTAAATAATGAAAAAGAATTTTTTTATTTCCGGTGAATGGAATATAACTTGTGATGTTTGTTCCAAGAAGATTAAAGCTCACGAAGCCAAACAAAGATGGGATGGTTTCATTGTCTGTCCAGATGATTTCGAACATCGCCATCCACAGGATTTTGTTAAAGCACAAACAGACAAATTAACGGTCCCATTTCAACGTCCTATACCAGCACTTCTCTTTACATCTATATCGTATATAACATTGTATGTAGATGAAGATTACATTGAAGATCGTGTACCACAAACTTATTTTGAGGAATTTTAATGTCAACAATTGTAACACGAGCAGGTAAAGGCTCTGCACTTACTTGGATAGAAGCAGACGCAAATTTCACGAATCTGAATACTGATAAAGTAGAATATACACGCTTGGATGATTCAGATGGAAGTTCTTTAGTTGGATTTCTTCAATCTGGTACAGGAGCAATTCCCACAACAGTTCAATCCAAATTACAGGAATTCATTTCAGTTAAGGATTTTGGTGCTGTTGGTGATGGGGTTACAGACGATACTGCTGCTCTACAAGCGGCTTTAAATAATAATCGTATCTGTTTTGTTCCTCCGGGAAAATATAGAACTACTTCTGAACTTATTTTTGATCCTGATGTTAATCGGAATGGTGGCTTTGTTGGTTTAACTAATCAGACTCGCTATCCATATGCTAGTCAAGGTGGCAGCACCCCCTCATGGGATGGATTACAAGAATCAATCATCTTTTATGATGGTCCGTCTGATCCAATAGTATCCTCCACATCTACGACAAGTCTTTCATTACTTGTGGGTGTTCGAGGATTTACTATTGCTACAGGATTAACACTTACCCTTGGTCAACCTGTCACGGTATATCGCACAAATGACCACACAACTTCACATATGTCAGGAGTCTTAACCACATATAATAGTGGAACAGGGGCAGTAACTGCAACCATTGACTCTGTAACGGGAACAGGTACATTTACAGATTGGACAGTTTTGTTCGAAGATGCGCATGCAGTATTTAGAGCATCCGCAGAAGTTGTTGGTGTTGAACCTGCCGCTACTTATGCGAAAACTATTTGGGGTATGCATCTAGAGGATATTTTACTAGATGCAAATAACAAAGCTGGGTATGGTTTGTTCTGCGCTCGCGTGCAAGATCTACGCTTAGATCATCTTCGAGTTCGTGGTGCAACGGTTGCAGGAATCTCCTTAAATGGAACATATTCAGGTTCTATGACAAACTGTCGCCTATATCTAAATTATGGTCGTGGTCTTGAGATGGGAGCTGCTGACGATCGTTGGGGATGGACAGCACAGGACAAACTGAATGCATTTTACATGCGAGACTTACATACTGAGAATAATGGATACAATTCACTATTTCGAGAATCTAATAAAGTATTATTGGAACTAGGATGTGGTTTCTACTATGGTCCTCATCGTGGAACACATGCTACAGGTGTTGTGTCGGAGAATAATTTTGGAACTAATATTTTATTTAAACCATCTGGTAATGGTAATACAATCATTGGTGTATACACAGAGCGGGGTAATAGGGCTGAGCCTACTGGGGTGGGTTCAGATGCGATTACTTTAGGTTACGCTACTAAGCAATGGGGTATGATCTATGTTGGTGTTCCAGTAGGTGTCAATCACAATCAAGTACGTGATGGGGTGTTTGCTGGGGATAATATATGGCTTACTGGAACTGAGCCAACGATTGGTCGTCGTGAGGGGGCATTTGAATTAAGTGGTATATCATTGGTTACTTCACTTACAGCAGATTGGGGTAACTACCGACTGGTTAATTGTAATCAGGAACTGGAGTCTGCCCTCAGCGGTACAGCTTCTGCCTCAGGACTCTCTGTTCCCGGAGGTATTCGCTTTCCATATAATGGGCAATTTCTTAAGACTTTTGAAGAGGGTACATGGGTTCCGAATTTTGCAGGAGCAACTGTCGCTGGTACAGGTTGGGTACATTCAGTACAAACAGGTTCATATCAACGTATCGGAAATCGGGTATTCTTTAATGGTAGAGTGTCCCTTACATCTGTTTCTGCTGATGCCACAGGACAGATTGTAATTACTGGGCTACCCTTCACCAGTAATGCAGGTAATGCAGGTCAGTCTGCTGTTACTCTTGGAGCAATTGCTGGGTTGACTACCGCCATTGTTAGTGCAGATGCAGTAATTGGGTTAGGTACAATAAGATTTGGTTTAAGTAAACGTACAGCGGCTAGTACAACCTTTACCTCTATTGTACTTGCTGATCTTAGTGCTACTACTACAATCACATTTACCGGACAATATATTGTATGATCCTAGATTCTTTTCAAATGTTGCCACAGAATTGTATAGAAATCTGTGTGGATATGCCACCTCAAGATAGGAAACTATGTATGCTTGAACACAATCGACGAGTTGATGATGAACGTTTAACTCTAATTGAACAAAAACTAGACAAACTTTCAGATGATGTAGAAGATTTAGTAGCTGCATGGAAAGCTGCAAATTTTGTAGTGGGATTTATTAAATGGGTAGGTGGATTGTCTACAGCGATTGTAGCAATCTACACTCTTATAAAATTGAAAGGATAATTTATGGCCACAAGTGGCAGCACAGATTTTTCTGTGAGTCGTGATGACATCATCAAACGAGCTTTGCGAATTATTGGTGTAGTAGCTCAAGGAGAGACTCCTACAACTAATCAGACTACTGAAGCTGCCGTTGCCTTAAATGGTTTAGTAAAGGCATGGGAAGCTGATGGTATGCCTTTGTGGGCAATCAAGTCTTTCAGTATTCCATTAACAGCAGGCGCTGCAACATATCAAATTGGTCTGAGTAAAACTGTTAATACCCCTAAACCACTTAAAATAATTCAAGCTTTTAATCATAATGTATCTTCTAATGTAGATGTGCCAATTAGAATTATTACTAGACAAGAGTATAATGTTCTAGGTAACAAAACTTCTACTGGCAACCCAATTCAAATTTATTATGAACCTTTAAATGAATATGGAATTTTGCATGTATTTCCTGTGCCTTCTACTGTTGAACAAACAGCTAACACAATTGTAATTTACTATCAACGTCCTTTTGAAGATTTCGATGTTGCCAACGATACACCCGATTTTCCACAAGAATGGTATGATGCTATTACTTATGGTCTAGCTACAAGACTTGCTCCTGAGTATGGTTTAGATATGGCTAGTCGTAAAACACTATGGCAAGAAATGTCAATTATTCGTCAGGAGGCCCTTAATTTCGGTTTAGAAGAAGGTTCTCTTTTCTTTGGTCGAGAAAATAGATCATGGTAATGGATCTTGCACAGCAATATGATCAAACTCTACAGAATACAATTGGTCAATCTCAACGTGAGCGCAATCGCGCACTCCGTCAAGCACAAGAACAGGGTACTAGTCAATTAAGTAATGTGCCGGGTTCTAGTACTTGGTCTGATCGAGGTACAAGTGGTTTTCGCGGGGCAGGATTCCAAGAGGTATCCAATCCACAAATAGATACAAAGACTAGAGCTTTTCTTGGAAACACCTTAGGTGATTACACAGAAGGTGGTAAAAATCAAGCTGGTTATTATGGAACAGACAATCCATATACACAAACAGGTGCATACAATTTAGCTAAAAAAGGCGGATATGATTATGCACCTAAAACGCTTCAAGCTCAGTTTCAAACTGTTGGTGCATCTTTACCTAGTATGTATGGTAAAAGTTTAGCTAATCAAAGTATACGTGAATTTGGTGATACTTATTTAAAAGGTCGTGAAAACGTACCTACTAGGTATAATGAGGATGGTACTGCACAAGTCCCAACTAGAGATCCAAAATCCTTTTTTGCTAATATAAATAAGTATACTAACCTAGGATTTAAGCCGGGACAAAGTAGACAAGGATGGGAATATAACCATTCAGACTTTAGTCCAGTAACACCAAGTCCTTACGGAGATTCATGGACACGTGGAAATACCATTGTTCGATATAATCCTGAACGTGGGTTTTCTCAACAAGAGATTAAACAAAAAACTGGATTATTGGGTGGTATCTTTAAACATCTTGATCCTTTCCTAGACAAGATTGATCCTCTTCATAATATTGTACAAAAAGCAACTACAGGAGAATCTACTACAGAAGGACAGTCTCCATACTTTCAAAAGATTGCTCCAATGATTGTAGACTTATTCTTGCCGGGGGTAGGTTCTGCAATTTCTGGACTTGATTCGGCTTCTACTGGAAACGGTAAAGGTGTCTTAGGTTCTGTTGCCGGGATGGGATTAAGTGCTGGATTAAATGGAGTTGATTTAACTGGTATGGGTACTACTGCGAATGCTGCAGCTACAGGAGCTATTAAAGGTGGTGTAAGTTCTGCAATTTCTGGAAATAATATTTTGAGGGGTGCACTTGCTGGTGGAGTTGGTAGTGGAGTAACTAGTGGATTAGGGAGTATGTTTAATAATTCAAGTTTTTCTTCTCCGGGTGCAAAAGCTGTCGGTAATTTTATCTCTGGTGCTGGTGGTAGTTTAGCTTCGAATTTATTTAAAAAGAATACTGGTCAAGGTATGTTACAATCAGCTTTAATCTCAGGTTTAGGCAGGTCTCTTAATGGATCTCCAAACACTGCCGAAAATACAAAGCAACGTTCAAATACATTGAACTCACTTTTTCAACGTGGAAATAAATAATGGCAAAACAATCACAAGCCGGACAACCTCAAAAGGTTCGTCTTCCTTTAATGGGAGCATATTCTAATAGAGATTCAAGTAGTACAAAAGACCAACGCTTTGTGAATATGTTTCCTGAAACGCGCAAAGTTGATCAATTAGAAAACACGAAAATCTTCATTACAAAAAGACCGGGACTTTCTACATACAACTCTTCTGGTGTTACTGGAGAAGGTCGCGGAATGTTGTGGTTTAATGGAGCAGCGTGGGTAGTTATTGGAAACACTTTATATAGAATTACATCAAGTACTACTACAGCTAAACAAGTGTTAACAACTTCAACTGGATATGTTGGTATGATTAATGCTAACTCTGCTTCTATTGGAAACTATGTTTTCTTTTGTGATGGAGTTAAGGGTTATATTATTAAGTCAGATGATCTAGTAACAACTATTGTTGATGCTGATTTTCCAACACCTCATATTCCAACTCCAACATTTATTGATGGTTATATTGTCTTAGCAAAAGGTAGTGATGTTTATACGAGTGTTTTAGATAACCCATTAAGCTGGGTTACTGATAGTTACCTAACCGCTGAAATGTTTCCAGACGATATTCGAGCATTAGCTAGGCAGAATAATCAAGTTGTTGTTTTAGGTCGTAGTTCAATTGAATTTTTCTATGATGCTGCGAATGCTGCTGGATCACCTTTGTCTAGAAATGATTCTACTACAATTCAAATGGGCACAGCGGCACCATACGCAATTTATCAAAATGAACAGTTTTGTTTGTATATCTCTGCTTCTGAATCTGGTGGTCGAGCGGGTTGGCTTATTAAAGGTTTTCAACCCCAGAAAATTACAGATGAGTATATTGAACGTTTGCTAGACGCTGAATCAGATATGGACGATTGTCGTGGATTTGGTATTCGCACAAAAGGTCATTTGTTTTATGTTATCAATTTAAAAACTACTGGAAGGACTCTTGTATATGATGTGGACGAAAAGCTATGGCATGAGTGGTCTACAAACACCGCTGGAAATCATGGAGTTTTTACTTACGATTTCATGTGTGATCCCGGTCTTGGGTATGCACTTGTTTTACACTCCACTAATGGTACAATCTACAAAGTAGATGTTAATTCCTATGTAGACAATGAAACTACAATCCTATGTGATATTGTAACCAATAAATATGATATGGATAGTTATCACAGAAAGTTTATGTCTTCACTTAAACTAGTCGGTGATAGTTATTCACCTAATAATATTGTTTCTTTCTATTGGACAGATGATGACTATCAAACATGGTCTAATGAAAAACAGATTAATATGAATGATGATTTTCCAGCTTTCCAACGTTTAGGTTCTTTTCGTAGACGTGCTTTTCGATTCTTTCATAATAGCAATGCTCCACTACGACTTGAGTCTGTTGAGGTTGAGTATCAAGAAGGAGCAACATAATGGCAGATACTACTCTACCGCCCCCTCCAATTAACGACAAGCCTGGTTCATTTACATGGATGGAATGGTATAGACAATTACGAAAGTATGTTTCTACAACTGGATCTGTTCCTTGGTATGTTATTAACTTTGCGGGTTCTAATATAACAGACATTGCAGTTAGAAAACACAACGATTTGCAGATAATTCAAGGAGGAACTGCTGGAGAACATTATCACTTGTCTGCTACTCAATATGCAGGGATGAGTAATGAATTAGATGTCGAATTGCAAACTTCTGGTACAGTTCTACCCATTGTTCCAACTTTGTTTTCTCCTGCTAGTGCTGTTGTTGTTAATACCTCCGGTATTACTTATAATATTGGTACAGGAGAGTTTACATTTGTTAATGGTGGTGTTTACACAATGTCTTTAACATTAAATGCTTCTTCTAGTTCAGGTAATAGAAAAGTATATTTCTATGCAGAACTTGATACAGGATCAGGATTTAGTATTTTAAGATATTCAGCTAGATCTAAAGAAGTTGTTCCAAGTGTTGAAGATCAAGTTCTCTTTACAGCAACTTTAAAGATACCTGTTGGAGCAAAAACTAGACACTACATTTGGGCTAGTAGTAATACAGTTACTTTAAATTCTACAGATGTGCCCGGTACAACCGCAGGAACAGTTACATTACCTGCTATGCGCGTACAATGGACAGGTTCTTTATAATGATTGACAAAGTTACAAACTTATGGTATACTACCAATATACTACTTACACAAAGGAAATATAATGGACGATGAAGATTTCAGCGGGATGTATGATTCTGGTATTTACGGTGGTGATACTGGTGATTTTAACTGGGATACACAAACGAATGATATGTACACAGGAGCTCCTGTAGACACTAGTTGGATGAACCAAGGTGGTTATTCAGAGGATCAGTTAAATAATCCCGGTCTAACTTCTATGCCTACTTTTAATACAGGATGGGACCCATCAGAAGGAATTCCTTGGAGTTCGTCCCAACCAAATGAAATGGGACAATTTACTGGTGGTCAGACAATGGCTCCGCCAGAATGGTTTAATCAAACCCAATCTCAAGGTAGTGGTTTAGATCGTGGTATGGATAGTATCTCTAGTGTATTGAGTAATCTTTTTAATGGTAACTCTGGGATTACTGGAAAGCAATTAGGAACGATAGGTGCAGCTTTATTAGAAGGTCGCTCGAACAGACGAATGGCTAGTCAAATTCCTCAAGCTGTCCAACAACAACAGCAACGCACTTCTCCTTAT